GCTTCATCATCAACTGTTAGACTTTCAGCACACCTAGTGAGCGTATAATGTCACCACACGAGGAACTAGTTGCCCACGAGAAGCTATGTGCTGAACGATACGCTACTATACATAAGCGTTTAGATCGCATTGAAGCTATGCTCAACAAGTTAGTCTGGGCAATCATGGCTGCACTCGTAGCTATTATAGTTTCTTTTGTTTCATCTGCTCATGCAGAAACCAGAACAATTATTGAACAGCGTGGTATGCCCGTGCCTACAGCAATAGCCCCATCGATCTCTGCATACTCTCAAGACTTATGTGTAGTGCCTGTGACTGGTGCTGTATCAGGTGGCATCATCTCTGTTGCAGCTGGGACAGCTATCGAGGATGAAGCATGTCAAAGACGTAAGTATGCTAAGGTCATGAATGACTTAGGCCTGAAGGTTGCAGCAGTCTCAGTCATGTGTGAAGATATTAAAGTGTGGAATGCTATGGAATTATCTGGCAGTCCATGCCCTATTGGTGGTGCAACAGGGGTGGCTGCGCGATCAGCTTGGTATGATCTACATCCTGAAAGGTTTACTAAATTGTATGGCGAGGAATTTGTTTTGGTTGTTCCTCTTAACATGGAGTAACGCTAATGCTTGGTACTGTACGTACACACCTGACACGAATGGTTACATGGTTGAAGACTCGCTTCAGTGTTACGACATTGAAGAATCTGTGGCACTTTCTCAATACTGGTGTGTCGACTATCAACCATCAGATCCGATCTGCAATCAGTTCGCTACATGCACTGACCAAACAGAGCAAAGAACAACTGCTTGCACAGAGCCGAACACTTCTGGTTACGTTAATGAAGCTCGCTTCTATTCTTGCAATACTAGCTCTTGGTCTAGCTGGACTGTTAGCTCATCTCATTGTGTGGCTGATCCAGCAACTTGCATCGAAGCTGTGGAAGAGAGGACAGTAGAGTGCGCACCTGGATATCATGGATCATTAGTAGAGCAAAGACTTACGACATGCTCGACTCCCTACTCGATCCCGACAGTATCACCTTGGACTACCATCTCGGATTCATGTACCCTAAAAGCAAGCGATCCAGCAAGTATAGAGAGTCCATTGAATCCAGCATCTCCGTTAAATACAACAGTGCCGACCTCCACCCCTGTACCTACGACAGCAACAGAACCTGTAACTGTCAGCCAGGATCCTGTGCAGCAAGAGATGACGACACCGACAGAGACGGAAGAGAAGATAGAACAAGAACCTCAAGCACCACAAACCAAGGAAAACGAAGAGGTCGTGCCTGGGTTTGGGATTGCTATTAAGCTAATACAGCAAGGTAACAGTAGTATATATGAACAACCCACTGAAATTTTTTTAGGACAAAACCAGGATGACTACGCAGAAGAACAAAACATTCTCTTTAACTTTATCCAATCAGATGATATTGGGGATAGTTTTAGCGGTATTGCCAATCATCGGTGGGATCAGTTACATGGGGATAACCCTTTACAACGACACGGTTTCGGTAATTGAATCATACGATGAAAGTAAGATTAAAGAGATCGAGCTGAAGCTAGGTAGTCAACAGAATAGAATCATAGAGATCATGGAGCGTGCGATCATCACACAAGAGAAGGCCAGTGATGCATTAGCACTAGCTCGTGAGGTGGCCGCAGAGTCTAGAGGTAACCAACGTGAGGTAGAAGCAACACTCAAAAGTGTACGATCTGAGGTCGAAGCTAACTTAGATGGCATACGTGCAGAGATGAAAGCATTACGTAAGGCCACAACTAATCCACTAGGAAACTAACATGGGAATTATTACACACTTAGTACCAATTGCACTTGGCTTTATTGCAAAGCTGATGGCAATCAAATCACAACAAGCACATGACCAACAAAAGCTGATGCTAGAAACTCTTGCTGCCAAATCAGGTGAGATAGATAAAGCTCGTGAGTATGCTGTAAAAGAATCACCATTCGCTGCATGGAATAGACGCATACTGATCTTAGTTATCTTAGCATTAGTTGCGATCTATCCATTGGCTGGTGTCTTTGGTGTAGATACTGTGGTCAAGACTACATCAGATGGTGTAAAACTTTTAGGTCTCATTGAGTTTGGTGGTGGTGAATCATTCCAAACCATAAAAGGATTATATAAGTTCGATGAGATCTTTGCATGGGCAACTATGATCGTAGAGTTCTACTTTGGTGGACAGCTTGCGAAGGCTAATTAATCTGATACAATGAACTTATGAGCTACAAATCGGTCTTAGTGATCTCGGATCTGCACATCCCTTATCACCATCCAGATGCTTTTGATTTCCTGAAAGCACTGAAGAAAAAATACAAGCCTGATCTCGTTGTCAACATTGGAGATGAGATCGATCAGCATGCTATCTCTTTTCATAATCACCACCCTGATCTAAAGTCACCCGGTGATGAGTTAAGAGAAGCTCGTGTCTATTGCCAAGAACTACAGAAGATCTTTCCTGAGATGACGATTGTTCACTCGAATCATTCATCATTGGTCTATCGTAAAGCTGTTGCACATGGCCTGAGTCTTGAGTATCTAAAATCCTATAATGAGTTTCTCCAAGTAGATGATGGTTGGAGATGGGTAGATGATTTAACTGTTACTCTATCCGATGGACAAAGATGTTTCTTTACTCATGGAATGGCCAGCGATGTGATGAAGGTGGCTGCCCAGTATGGGATGTCCACGTGTCAAGGCCACTACCACTCCAAGTTTAAGATTGAATACTATTCTAATCCTGATAAGTTAGTATGGGGTATGCAAGTCGGATGCCTTATCAATCAGAAGGAATTAGCATTTGAGTATGCTAAGAACTTCAAATCTCGGTTCGTTATAGGATGTGGCATGATCCTGGACGGTCAACCTAAACTCATGCCGATGGTATTAAAGGATGGTGGTCGATGGATACAGAAGATAGTTTAGTACAAACAATATCAGAACTCGATGCAGAGCAAGCAAAAGTCATTGATGGTTTGATTGGTCGTAAGATTTGGAACATAGAAATACTAGAAGACAAAGATGACACAGCTATCAAGATACAGTTTTCAGAACAAGATCACGACTACATGCTGATTTATGGTCAAAACATGGACATGTATGTGTTAAACCCAAAACCTGACGTTACTCACTGAAAAACGGCTTGCATAATCGCTCTGTGTTGCACGATCTCATGTCAACCTAGGGTAAGGTATCAGAAAAATACGATCTTTTTACCTCAATGCTTATAACAAACGAGAGACGTATATCCTAGTTACAGGTCACAATTTGACCACATTTCATGCAATGCAGTAGCTTTCCATTGGCATCGTACACAAAATAACTCTCACATGCATAAGCCATGACGCTAAAAAGGAGCATCGCCATACATATCATGCATGTCTTGGTAACTAAGTTTTGTTTCTTCAGGGACTTCCTCATGTGGTATCTCCTCAATAGTAAAATCTTTTCTTGTCTTTGCGAACCTCTCCGCATCTTCCAGCTCGTGGAAGGCACGGATCGATTCACCAAACTCATCAATAACTATAAACTTAAATTCCACTTATCCTTCATTAACCTTAACATCATGTGTTCATAATCTATATTACATACACTTAAACACAATTGCAACATCTCATCATCGTAATCTGACAACCATTCTAGTGCTTTCATACGACTATCCTGGGACACATCACAACTGAGAATGTCTCGTACTGCTTGATGTAAAATACCTTGTAACAATCTGACAGGAAAGTTATCAGGCTTTGGGTTATTAAGTAACTGTGATTCGCTTATGTCTATAATTGGATAGTGATCCATATTTATCTCCAACTCATGAATTTATTGATGCGATGTACACCATTACATGCCACAATGATATCTCACAAATAAGGAGAACACTATGTGGACAGCACCAAAAGCAACTGAAATGCGTTTCGGTTTTGAAGTAACAATGTACATCTGCAATAAGTAATTATTGATTTAATGTACGAACGATGGTATCAAAGTCAAACTTGACTGCCATCAAACGATCAGGCCCTAGTGAACCTAGGGTTTTTTCGTTCATCGCTTGCAATTCTTGGATGTAGCCTGTCTTCTGACTAACTGTACCCTTCTCTTGCTGCGACACTTTCTTCGCTAACTCAATCATCACCTTGACTAACTCATCAGCATCCTTGACCTCAACAGGATCTTGCTTAGGTCGTAGCAATGTGATTGTAGTCTTCTTTTGTTCTGCAATAGCTTCAGTCTTTCTTCCTACTGCATCCATTTCATTGAGTGATGCATACTCACCACCTGACAGGCCAAGTGCAGCTAATGCACGACCAATCGCACTGGTCTCTGCATTTTCTAGAGCCGAGGTAGTATTGACTAACCCTTTACCACGGATTTCTTCTGCAAAACCTGTGCCTATGATATGGCCTGATGTGTCATGAATGGTAGCTTTTAACACTACCCTCTGACCATCATCAACAACGATCTCAGTTGTCACACCATAGTCAAAGCCAACAGCTTTTCTGAAGGCTTCCATTCGGTGTACGACTTGAGTGTATTTTTTGTTGCCTTTTTGTGGAACACCATGCGACTCGTGCAAAGCCGCAATGTGATCCATGATGTGACTAACAATCTCCGAGGTTTTCTGTTTTTCCATCTTTATCTCCATAATATATTTTCATTAATGCTTTACGTCTTGCTTTAGAACGAACTCTTGTATCAACAATGCCTTTAAAAAAGAAATCATCAATAGCTTCTTCTGACTCTTGTTGCTCAAGCTCTTGAATATGTTGCCAAAAGTCTGCTCCTTCATATCCAATGTCTTCCATTATCGTACCTCCGTAATGCGTAGTTTTTTAACTCGAATTGATCGTGCTGGCTTAGCCGGGACAACTTTTGCTGGTTGAGGTTTGTAGTTTAACTTACCCCATTTGACATGGTATCGGCCTGCATTGGCATACTTGTAATCACCCATACGAGCCATGATCTTGGCCTGATGAACCTCAAGCTCTTGTTGCATGTCTTTGATGTCCTGTTCCAACTCGATGATTTGCTGTGCTAGGTCTTCCTCTCTGTCACCTAACTCGATGGTATCTTCTTTGGCTTCATCAAATACTTCAGATGCATCTTGACCATTGACAAAATCATACCAATCAGCTTCTTGAGTGTCCTTGAACTTCTGAACTCTCAAATCAAAGTCTACTGCTGCCTGACGAATTTCCTGGATCAGCTCTTCATCTCTTTTAAATACAAACACTCGAAGTTGTATCCCTCGATACAAGACACCAACAGCACCCCAAGTAATCGGTGTGCCTGTCTCGCTTTGTACTGCATCCATCTGTGCTTGTAACTGAATCCTTCCTCGAAAGTCAGGTAAGTCATCCTCTGCTTCATGGCTAGTCAACTTGACCTCTATGATGCCATAGCCTTCGAGTTCAATCTCATCTGCATTAACACAATAGATGTTTTTGGATGGATCAGTTTGTAAAACCTCTCCTGAACCCTTGACCATGCCATCCAAACTAACTGCAAATGGAAAATCCTGATGAAAAAAGGCCTTTTCAAATTTAGTCTTTGGGTTTCCTAGCCGAAGCTTCTGACATGTTTCATTAAGGATTGGCAGTTCAAAAGTCGATCCCCAATGCATTGCTTCAAAATCCAACTTTGGTGGCTCGATGCCCTGGAGATAGTCCAAAGCTCTTTTGAGTACTTTGTTGGGTGTCATGTGTGGACTTCTGCCCAAAACTGCACAAATTTGTGATCCTGACAACATGTCATCAGGGGTGAGTTTTCCTTCTGCTGTATGGCTATTCACATTAAACACGAATGCCCTCCTTCCTTATGTATTGAAATATATTGGCTTGTTGCCATTCCTTGCCTGTCGATGTCTTAATATCGAGAGTGTTGAGCTGTTCTGCAAGCATTCTGTAATTAAGTTTGCCACTCCTCCAAGTCTTTCTTTTGTCTTTGATGAGTTGCTTAACAATCGGCTTGATCTTGTCTCTGAACCTCTGAGCTTTATTCTTTGTTGCTTCACCTCCAAGCTTTTGAGCTGTTGGCAACTTCTCAGGAGGACAACCCAAAACCACACCTCTTGCTTTTGCTTCTGCAAGTGCTTGTTTGGTTCGAGTTGAGATTAGATCGGCTTCATGCTCGGCTATCATGGCATGCATGTGCCACTCAAGCTTTGACATTTCCTTGTGTCCAACTACTAAGAGCTGAACATTTCTTTTAAGTAATCCACTAATAAAGTGCAAGTCTCTTGCTAGTCGATCTGTTCGAGCAACAAGTAGAGAGCAATCCTTTAGTGAGTCAAGAAGGTTTAAAGCTCTGTGCAACTCAGGTCGATCCTCGAAGGATGTCTTTGTTCCTGATTCATACTCGACAAACTCTGCCACAAACTCGGCATTGTTGTTTTGTATGTGTTGCATGCAAGCTGATCTTTGGGCTTCAATACCTAGCCCACTTTTCTTTTGCATGTCAGAGCTAACCCTGAGGTAGGTTATGATTTGCATCATTGTCTCCTATATGGTTAGTAAAATGATTGTCTAATAACAATCCAAAAGCCACCCACCAAATACCTGGAGAGTGGCTTGAAGTTGTTACTAATCAGTGTCACTTGTATCTAAATCAATGATCTCATAATCAACATTATCAGGAAGGTTAATAACATCAATAACAACACCATCTTGAACTTGTATTTGTATTGTTTTATTTTGCATATTATTCTCCTAATATTTCTGCAACTTTAGTAAGTGCTGCATCAGTGTGACCACCTACATGCCACTCAGTCATGTCCTCCAATGGAGTGCCATACTTGCCGAGATAATTATAGCCATTCTTATAATTGTAGATTGTTGCAATAGTGCCATCGGTAAACTCTAAAATCCATTCGGCATCTACTTTATGTTCATCAAAGGTATGATAGTCACCAAACAGTTCAACAAGTTTGTCAAAGCTTGCATTGATGTAACCTACTAAACCTGAGCCATTGGCTTTATTGGTGTCACTTCCAAGAGTTACATAGTCTTTATCAGTAATACCAATGACCTCAAAATCCTCTCTGTAATCATGTTTGCCTGTTTCAATAAATTCACCTTGTTGAGCTAAGGCAATAGCTTCCTCCTCTGATCTAGCTTCTACCTTAACCCATGTGTATTCTTCTACAGATCGATGTAACTCATATATTTTCTTTTTCATAACATTCTCCCTTATAGCCATTCGACTTGATTAAATTGTAGATCATGACAAGCTAAATCAATCTCAAAACCTAAGCTTGCATTTCTTTTAGGACACTCCATGCCATTCTGTAGAGCATGTTTTTTATACTCTTTGTAAACAATATCAATGGCTTTTTTCTCTGTCTCGGCAACTGCTGTTATGTAATAGTTACCAAATGGTACTTGTGCTAGATAAACTTGCATTATGTTTCTCCTATATGGTTATTAAAATAATGTGTTGCTTACTTCATAGATGATAGCTTATAGATATTGTCAGGATAAATCAAGAACTAATTGCAACCTGGGCAACTTACCTGGATGTTATCCACAGGCCTGACTTTGATAGTTTGTAGAGTTTATAAGGCATAGGCACAATTCTGCTCAATAATTAAGCTATAATAATAATATGGAATATAACATCCCAAAAGCACCAAAGATTAAGCCAAAAGTAATGCAACCTGACCAAAGAAAGTTTTGTGTTGTACCACTTCGAGCTGTTGTTGATAACAACATGACTAGGACACAGTTAAGAATACTGTGCTTACTTGCAAGCTATTGCAATAAAAGTGGATTCACATATGTGAGTCAATTGAAGATGGCAAATGATATCGGTGTCACTCCTCAAGCTATCAGTAAGCATCTCAAGAAGTTAGAAGAGCAAGGATATATTAAAAGCTATTCAGGATATTCAACAGGTATCAAGGGTAAGACTAAAAGGATTATCTATGATGAGAATATAACAGATCGAGAAGCAGAACAGATCGGAGGAGAACCAAAAGAACCATTTAGTAACAGAGAGTACAATGAACTGTTAAAGATGAAAAGAAACAATAAGATACAGTCTGAGACACAACATATAGAAGTTGAACAGTCAGAATTACAAGATATAGATAGATTAACTAGGTTGAAAAGTGTTGTGGCAGAAGTGGATAAACTTGCAGAGATTGCTCACTTAGAGAGGATCGGCATGCCAATCAAGAAGATATTAGCTCGATTCAAGTATTAGATAGCTATTAGGTCTTTTAGCTGTGTAATGGGATGGCTTGTCTTGTAGCATAAACAAGGGTAAGTCAAGATGGTTACTATTTGAGCAACAGAATAATGATGATGATCTGAAAAGAAAAACTTTCATTTGCCTGAAACAACCACCCTTTACCCCCCCAGGGTGCTGACCTCTACGTGGGTATGTCACTCAATTTTTTGCCAAGTTTTTCAATCGGTAATCGGCTAGCACATTTGAGATATACTTTTGCTCCTCACTATAAACATTCCATTGTCGGATATCCTGTATAGCTCGTCCACAGGCAGTGCATATCTCTTTGCCCTGGATAGTCTCTAGTTTGCATTGATATTTACATGGTGAGTCTGTCATAATAAGATTAACTGAGGAAGCCAATAGAACCTAGCCCGTAAAAAAACAGGTAGAACATAAAAATGTTGATAGCTCTCGTTTATCTAGCATATAGAAGTGTCTCAATTCTTCTACCAGCTTTCACAGATCCCGTGTAAGGAGAGTCCTCGCTGTTAAGCACGTTTATACCTTTGGTCGCTATCTACCGACAGGTGGGCTGGGCAATGGCCCCGTAATAAATAGTATACTAAAAAATAATTATAATGCAAGCACTTGTTTTATATATACAACAGATATACAATGATAATAAAGGAGATGCAGATGTTTGAATTTGTTTGTGTAATGTACTTTACCCATGAGCATAATGAACACTTATATATTGGACATTTTACTTCATGTGAGAAAGCTTATGAGTTTGTAGCACAGAATTATACGACTACAGAATATAAATGGATTAAATGTTTGCATCATGATTATATCTATTTACCTAAAAATTTAGAGATTAGGGAGGTGAAATGAGTGACGGTGGAAAAGGCAGTCAGCAAAGACCAACAGATCGTAAGAAATTTGAAGAGAACTTTGAACGTATCTTCGGTAAAAAGGAAAAGAAATGAATGTACTAAGTCTATTCGACGGGATGAGTTGTGGTCAAATCGCTTTAGATCAGTTAGGTATACCTGTAAATAAATACTATGCAGCAGAGATTGATCCGTATGCTATGCGTATTACACAGAATAATTACCCGGATACAATCCATCTAGGTGATGTGACTAAGGTTAAAGCAGAAGATTTACCACAGATTGATTTATTATTAGGTGGTTCACCCTGTCAAGGCTTTAGTTTTGCGGGCAAGCAGTTAAACTTTGATGATCCAAGATCAGCATTATTCTTTGAATTTGTCAGATTGTTAAAAGAATGTAATCCTAAATACTTTTTACTTGAGAATGTCAGAATGAAACAAGAGTATCAAGATGTCATTTCTGAACATTTAGGAGTCAAGCCTGTCATTATTAATAGTGGATTAGTATCTGCACAAAATAGAATACGATTGTATTGGACTAATATACCAAACATTACTCAACCTGAAGATAAAGGCATTGTGTTAAAACATATATTAGAAACCGATTACATTGGTGATGATGTTAAGGACACAGCCAGGAATCAAAGACATTATAAACAAGATGACCAAAAAGCATTAACTTGTACTGCTACGATGTGGAAGGGTGCGGGTAATAATGGCATGACCTTAGTAGAAAATAAAGATAGACCTATCCAAGTTGGCATGGCATCTGATATTAATGGCCATGATATATTGAAAAGAATCTATAGTCCTGAAGGTAAATCACCTACTCTAAATTCTATGAATGGGGGTAATCGTCAACCTAAAGTATCTTGTGGTGCATTTCGTGGTCGATACGAAGAAGATGGATCAACGAAGCAACAGCTAGAGATTCGTAAGGATGATAAAACTAATACATTAACATCTGTACAAAAAGACAATGTGGTTGTCTATAAGAATGAGCAAGCTCATAAAGAAAACTATATTAAGTTACGAGATGAGTCTAAAGAAAAAGTATTAGCAACACAAATGAACAACAGTAAAAACTTTGGCAATGCTGTACGAGAAAAGAAAGCATTTACATTACGTGCAGCGAGACCAAATGGTGTAATTAATAAAGAGCAATACTATTACAGAAAACTAACACCACTAGAGTGTGAACGATTACAGACTGTACCTGATGGTTATACAGAAGGTGTATCGAATACACAAAGATATAAGATGTTAGGTAATGGTTGGACAGTGGAGGTAATTAAACATATCTTACAAAACATTACGTGAATTTTACAAGCTCGTATGTGATGAGTTTAATGATGGTAAGCGGTTAGATTATAAGTTTACTGATCCGGGTGGTTATTGGAAAATGACTAAGGGTTATACAGGGCATGGCATGAAGGAGATCGATGCTGGTACTTGGCTCAAGATGATTGAGTTATGTAAACGAGATGTAGAAGCAGAGCATAAGAATGAAGTACGGAGTCGTGGACGGCCGAGTAAAAAAGTCCGCAATAAATATGTAGGAGATCTATATGAAAGACCTTGACCAAAAGTTTGGAGCAGCAGTGACAGCAATAATCTGTTTTGCTCTAGTTATTGCAATGATTGGTGGCTGGAAAAAAGACATCGCACAGCAAGAGATTGTTGAGTTTGACATCGAAAGCATTGTGGTAGATGATCCGATTCCATTACCTGAGGTAGAAACTAAGGAAGCGTTATTACCTGAGATTCTACCTCCGTTATTTGAAGAGCCACTCCCACCATTACAAGGGGAAGTATAATGAGTGAGCTAACTCCATTCTTAGTACGACTTACTAAAACCTCAGTTGAGCTGTTAGGTAAGACTGCAAAAGAACAAGAGAAGACAAAAGCGAGTATTATTAATGATGCAATCAAAGCATATTGCTCAAAAGATATTAACTCAAGATTAAACAAGTTATGAAACCCACTGTGAGATATGAACTACCTTACCCACCTAGTGTCAACAATTATTGGCATGCATCAGGAAAGCGAAGATATATCTCTCCAGCTGGGAAAAAATTTACCGAAGAAGTAAATCTAATAGTCCAAAATGCAAGGTTTAAGACTTTTGGATCTGCTCCATTAGGTATTAGTGTTATGATACATCCAAGGTCAAAACGAAAGTTTGATTTAGATAACACACTAAAAGCGATCCTGGATGCATTAATGAAAGCTAACGTGTATGATGATGATAGTCAGTTTGAATACATCGAGATTGCACGTGGTGAAGCCAAGGACGGTGGCTCTGCTGTTGTCCATATTTATGAAATCGAAAGCGAGGAAAATTAATGGCACAAGATAATGGTTTTGAAGAAAAGCAAGGTGAAGTATATTGTCAGGTAAACAAAAAGAAAGAATTGGATTGGCATCCTGACTACACGAGTCAAATCACTTTACCAAACGGTGAACGGCATTTTATCGATGTATGGGATGGAGTCGGTAAGAATAGTGGTCAACCATATAGACGAGTACGAATTGGTAGTCCTGTTACGGGAGGAAGTGCCAACACACAAGCACCAGTACAGAATACGCAGTCTGCGAATTCAGTTACGTCCGAAAGTCTTAACTCGTTAGAAGATGACATTCCGTTCTAATGGCAGAGACTAAAAACAAAAGCAAACCAATTCCAAGTCTTGCTGGGTATGGTGGGGTGAGAGCCTTGCAAAAGAACTTGGAGAGGTCAACTACATTAGCCGCAAACAGGGAAGCTGTAGCTTACAGCCTTCTCTGCATGGCTAATACTAAACTTACCGATATTATGGAATGGGATGAAGAAGGCAATATCAAAGTCAAAGCAAGTAAAGATATTCCTGAAACAGCATTGCAAAGTATCAAGAAGATAAAAACAAATCCAAAGACAGGTGAGATCGAGATCGAGCTATGGGATAAAGTACAGACATTACGATTGCTTGCAAAAGCATCAGGCCTGTTAGATAACCCTGATGACTCTGACAAACCATCTGTGATTGGTATTAATGTGAAAGCACCAGAGGTAATAGACATTGAAGATGACAACACAGAACAGAGAGAAGTATCTGAAGATACTACAGGACATAAAGATGGAATCCAAGAATCAAAACAGGAGGACGGATTGGATTGATAAGATACTAAATAATCCTGACAAACATTTTGAGATCGTGGTAAGATTTGCAGAAGAAGCGAAAAAAAGATTAGGTAGAAAAAAAGATGCATGACAATGTCAATAAACCTAAACACTATACACAGGGGAAAGTAGAGTGTATCGATGCCATCGAGTCAGCAACAATGGGGTTGATGGGAATAGTAGCAGTTTGTGTAGCAAATATAATTAAGTATGTTTGGCGATTTGCTTTGAAAAATGGGGTAGAGGATTTAGACAAAGCAGATTATTATCTACAACGACTTCGCAAGAAAGTGAGGGAACGTGATGGACATGAAACCAAAGATCGATCAGTTGCGTGAAGAGTTTGAGATGGCAAAGCTCAATAATAGCCGAGTTATGGAAATTATTGATGCTTTATACAGAAGAAATCAAGAACTCGAACGTCTGATATCAATGAAGTTCAAAGATATAGACGATGAGCAATAAGAAAGAACGTAGTAAAAAACAACTAGCTGGTCCTGGGATAGATTTAGATTTCAGTGGCGCGCGTACGACATATAATTTTCTCCAATCCAATGCGTTCGTTCGCGGACTAATGGGGCCTGTGGGTTCAGGCAAGTCTTATGCGTGTGCTGCTGAAATAATGATGCGAGCTGTAAAACAAAAGCCATCTCCTGTTGATGGTATTCGTTACACTCGATTTGTAATTGTCAGGAACTCTTACCCTGAATTAAAAACAACAACGATTAAAACATGGCAAGAGCTATTTCCTGAAAACACTTTTGGTCCGATGTTATATACACCTCCAATCACTCACCATATACGCCTACCCTCCCGTGGCGATGCCGCTGGCATAGACTGTGAAGTGATCTTCTTGGCATTGGACCAACCTAAAGATGTTCGTAAATTACTCTCACTAGAATTAACAGGCGCATGGGTGAACGAAGCAAGAGAATTACCTAAAGCTGTGATTGATGGATTGACACATCGAGTTGGTCGATACCCAACTCAAAAAGATGGTGGACCAACATGGCATGGGGTATGGATGGATACTAACCCAATGGATGATGACCATTGGTGGTTTAGACTATCTGAAAAAGAACCGATTACAGGTAAGTATGGGTGGGACTTCTTTAAACAACCTGGTGGAGTCGTAGAGGTTGATCCTGGTGACTTACCTGATAATCCTGAAGCTAACGATCACATCTTTGCGGGTGGTCGTTGGTGGAGGATAAATCCACGAGCAGAGAATGTAAACAACTTACCGGGTGGTTATTACTCTCAAATGCTAGGTGGTAAAAACTTAGATTGGATTCGCTGTTATGCTGAAGGCAAGTATACTTATGTACAAGAAGGTCGACCTGTATGGCCTGAGTACGAAGATAATTTAATGAGTTCATCAGAGGTAGAATATGATCCAACACTTCCATTACATATTGGACTTGACTTTGGTTTAACACCAGCAGCGGCGATTGGGCAACGACAAGCTAATGGTCGTTGGATTATTCTGCATGAGATTATTACTGAGGATATGGGCTTAGAAAGATTTGGGCAGCAGTTGCTTGCTGAAATCAATGCTCGTTACCCTAAAGCACAATTGATGGTGTGGGGAGATCCAGCAGGTATGCAACGAGATGCCATCTATGAAGTGACTGCATTTGATTATTTACGTACGATTGGATTAAAAGCACAACCAACTGCATCTAACAATTTCAAGGTAAGACGAGAAGCTGCAGCAGCGCCAATGCAAAGATTAATACAAGGCAAGCCAGGGTTGTTAGTACATACATCTTGTAAAGGTATTCGTAAATCATTAGCGGGTGGTTATCATTTTAAGCGAGTTAATATTGGTGCTGGACAAGAGCGATTTAAAGATGCACCAAACAAAAATGAACACTCACACATTGGTGATGCATTTGGTTATCTCTTACTAGGTGGTGGTGAGCATAAGAGAATGACTAAATCAGGCCTGTCACAGAATACATTGATATCTCAAACAGTCGTAAACGCAGATTTTGATGTCTTTAATCACTAGGGAAATATTAAATGAATATATGCCCAAAGTTAAAAATGGTGGGTATGTGTTATTTGATCCACTACATCTTAAAACATTTGAGGGGTTAGATGCTTATGGGATTGCGCAAGTACCTCCAGAGGTTCGAGAACAACGTATCATACATCAGTCTCAGTGTGGTCCTAGTGTTACTGCGTATCTTGATAACCGTCCAGTCGCTATTTTTGGTCTTGTCTTATTGTGGAATGGCGTTGGTGAAGCGTGGTCTATCTTTTCTGAGCAAGCTAGAAGATACCCAATAGCTATGACTAAAGGTGCTAATACATTCTTTGATATCTGCGAGATATTATATACTTTACATAGACTACAAATTACTGTACGATCAGAGGATAAAAGGGCAATGTCATGGGCAAGCTTTTTAGGTTTCAGGGAAGAAGGCTTGCTCAGGGCGTTTAGTCAAGATAAAAAAGATTATTACATGATGAGGAGAGCCTAATGGGCGGAGCATTTGGTGGCGGTAAGCCAGACACATCAGCAGCTGAAGAATCGTTAAGATTACAGCGTGAAGAAACGAAACGTGCAAGAGAAGCAGCTGAAGCAGAAAAAAGAGATTTAGCAGAACAAATGTCAGCAAAACAAAGAGCAAGACGTGTTGGTGGTAAAAGAACATTACTCGCTAGCCGTGTTGCTCCTGAGACTGGTGTCGAAGATGAAAACAACTTAGGTACTAAAGCGTAATGGCAGCCTTAGATTTTGGAATGGCGTTGGCACGAGGGATGCTACCTAAATCAGAAAAAGCTCAAAAAGATTTATTGAATCTTGCTGGTGGTCGTAACATTTTTAAGTCTGAAGACTGGTGGAATAAAGCTGTAGATAAACAAATCTCTGAAGGTTATCGTACTGTAGAGCGACAAGATAAAGAGTTCTTAATGCCATCAGGTGAATATCAACCGGGTAAGCGACAAGTTAGTACAACCTATGGTAGAACAATTATGGGGCAGTTCTCTCCAGTAACAGGACCATTTGGTATGCCTTACACACCATCATATCATCCATTATTTGGTTATGGTGGTGGTGTGTCTGCTAGAACATCGGTAAGTTATGAAGCACCAGAAGGTGCAGTATTTACTGTCGATCCACGCACGAAAGAAAAACAATACACATCAAGAGACTTTGATGTTTTTGGTAAACGTGAAGATTATACTGCTGGTGAATTATCTGACATTGAAACATCAGCTAAAGCTGGTGCAACAAGAGCTAAGAGACAAACAGAACAATCTAAGGCATCACAAAAAAGATTAAGACGTGGGACAGGTGGCTTGTTAGCCAAAGCACCATCACCAGAAGATACAGGATTACCCGCTTTAGGAGCAACAGGATTAGGTATTGTAGGTGATCTGTTTGGAGCAAAACAAGAGTTATGATTGAGTGGCATGAGATATCTTTTCCTCCTATTAATCTTTATAACGCACATAGGATTAGCGATGGAACTTAATATACCCAATTTTAATAAAGTTAGAAACGAACTACTTAGTGATCCTGTGTCTGTAAAAGCAATGGATATGTATATTGAATTTGCAAATACAAAACATAAAGTCAATGTAACAAGAGAAGAGTTGGTAGATAAAATTATGCTCCCTATCATTGCACACGAATCAGGATTGACATTCGATCCTACAATTAAACAAAGACCAAAGAAACCAGGGCAAAATCCTCCAGGTCGTGGACTGTTTCAATACGAGCAAGATAACATATCATACAAGCAAGGTGAGCATGGATCTGCCACTTCAGCATTAGTAAGAGCATCAACTGTTGGTAGCGAGTCTATGAAAAAGTGGGCAAATAAACAAATTGACCAAGGCAACAGTGACTTTTCTAAATACAGTATTGGTCAACAAGGTGCATTGTTTATATATGACAATTGGGGAAAGAAAGACACTAAAATGCACTTAGTTGCAAAAGATGTGCATCATATCTTTGACTATTGGGCAACGCATCATCAAACTACAGTGATCCGTGAGTCTAATGCAAATTACTTTAAAAAGCGTAATGATTTTATGGGACAGTTTGATAGTATTAATCATCAGCTTAAATTAAGCAAACGCATGAAACAAAACAAACAGCAAACTAAAGATCCATTTCATCAAGGACAAAAACGAACATTATTGACAGGAGATGAAGTAATTAACAACTTCTCTAATCGAGTACGTAATGTAAAACGACCACCCAACAAGGGCAACCCAGGAGGATTATTATGAAAAAAGGTTTATACCATAACATGAACAAACGTAAGAAAGCTGGAACAAGTCGTTCTAAAGCTAATTCTACAGTATCTGATAAAGCATATAAAAACATGTTAGCTGGTTTCCCTAAAAAGAAAAAAGCATAATGTGGTCATATCATCTTTATTGGGGATTTAACTTAGGTTTTGAAATCTATGAAGGTGAAGTAGATGGAGATCCTGTTGATTATTTTTTAGTCAACATTGGTCCTTTAAGAATACAACGAGCGGAGTGGTCGTAATGGTAGCAAAGAAATATCAAAACCCAAAAGGTGGATTAAATGAAGCTGGACGTAAACATTTTGAAAGAAAAGATGGTGGCGATCTTAAGCCACCACAAAAGTCTGGTAGCCATGGTAGGCGTGTCAGCTTTGCTGCACGGTTTGGCGGTATGGCTGGTCCTTTAAAAGATGAAAAAGGCAGACCAACTAGATTAAAAAAAGCATTACAAGCATGGGGTTTTGGTAGTAAAGAAGCAGCACGTAACTTTGCAGCAAAGAATAAAAAGGCATAATTATGGAAATGATGAGACTAAATGCTGAACAAGTGTTAAACAGACATGAAAAAGCATTGACACGAAAAGAAGACTTTAGAAACTTATACGAAGAGTGTTATGAGTTTGCTTTGCCACAACGTAATTTATATAGTGGGCATTGGGAAGGTAAAGTTGGTGGTCAAAAGAAAATGGATCGTTTGTTTGATTCAACAGCTATACATTCTACACAACGATTTGCTAACCGCATGCAATCAGGAATCTTTCCTCCACAAAGAAAGTGGTGTCGATTAGAACCTGGATCAGATATTCCACAAGATCGTAAAGCTGAAGCACAGTTAGCATTAGATGAATACTCAGAAAAACTATTCGACACACTCAAGCAATCTAACTTTGATATTGCTATTGGTGAGTTTTTGCTTGATCTATCTGTAGGTACAGCAGTTATGATGGTTCAGCCAGGGGATGGTACAGAGCCTGTTAATTTTGTACCTGTTCCTCAATATCTTGTATCTATAGAAGAAGGAGCAAATGGTAAGGTAGATAATGTCTATAGAAGAATGAGAATTAAAGCTGAGTCAATACAAAGACAATGGCCTGATGCAAAAATACCTGAAGCATTGCAAATTAAGATCAATGAAAAACCTGAAGAAGAAGTAGAGTTAATCGAAGCAACACTCTTAGATCAGAAACGTGGTGACTATTGTTATCATGTTATTCACAAGCAAACAAAAGAAGAGATACTATACAAACGCATGGCATACTCTCCTTGGGTAGTGTCTCGTTATGCTAAGGTTGCTGGTGAGATTTATGGTCGTGGTCCATTAGTTACTGCGTTGCCTGATATTAAAACACTAAACAAAACAAAAGAGTTGATACTAAAGAATGCAACATTATCTATTGCTGGAGTATATACAGCAGCGGATGATGGTGTGTTAAATCCTAACAATGTGAAGATTATGCCGGGTGCAATTATTCCTGTTGCTCGTAATGGTGGTCCTCAAGGTGAATCATTGAGACCATTACCACGAGCTGGTGACTTCAATGTATCTCAGATCATTACTAATGACCTAGTGCAAAGTATTAAGCGTATCTTACTAGATGAGTCATTGCCACCTGAAAACATGTCAGCTCGATCTGCTACAGAAGTTGTAGAAAGAATGAAAGAGTTGTCACAAAACTTAGGTTCTGCATTTGGTCGATTGATTAATGAGACAATGATTCCATTAGTGAGCAAGATACTAGAGGTAATGGATCAGCGTGGTATAATTTCCTTACCATTAAAAGTAAATGGACTAGAAGTTAAGATTAGTCCTGTTGCACCACTTGCAATGGCACAAAATATGGATGATATACAAAACATCTTGCAGTATGCTCAGATTGCACAACAAGCTGGACCTGAAGGTCAAATGTCAATCAAAGTTGGTGAGATGATGGATTATATTGCTGACAAGCTTGGAGTACCACAAAGCTTGAGACCAAGCCCACAAGAGCGTGAAATGATGAAACAACAAGCTGCTCAAATGGCACAACAAATGGCACAGCAAAATCCTGAAGCTGCACAAGAGATGATGCAACAACAAGGATAAGTTATGTCAGAAGATTATGGAATGAGATACAATCCACTTGATGGTAAAAAGTATACAGGGTGGAAAGGTATACATATTGACCGTGATGGAAGAAAAGTAACTGAAAAATCTATTGGTGTAGGAATAGATGGTAAGGAAGTAGAAATACCATTAATTGTTCCCACTACTACAACTAAAGAACTTAATTTACTTTTAAATAACAAAGAGCCAACATCATTGATGATTACAAAAGCAATAGAACATGCACAAATGAGAATCAAGCAAGGCAAGTCTCCATTCAAAAATCCTGAAGATGACAACTCAATGATGACAAACCCAAACATTATAGGAACAAGAAAATAATATGGCTGGATGGGATGATTTAGAACAAGCATTGCCGCTTGGGCAAGATGGTGTAGAAAGCAAACGAGACGAAATAGATCGTCTATCTCTAAAAGTTTTAGGCAATGAGGATGGACAAAAGTTAATGAAATGGCTGCGTCAAGCAGTTGTTGAGCAACCTGTTGCCTTGCCGGGTAGCGATCCTAGCTACGCATTTTATCGTGAAGGACAAAACAGTATAGTTAAGGACTTAGAAGCAAGGCTAATTAGAGCAAGGAAATTATAATGGAAGAAACAATCGAGCCTAGTGTGGAGCAACAAGAAAGCACTGGCCTACTCGATCAAGCAACACCTGAAGCCGAGGAAGCTAGTTCCGAAAATCCACAACAAGTAGAAATAGATCATCGTGATCCAGCAGAAGTTCAAGAGAATGAGCTACATGCAGAGTCTGAAGAAGATGATGAACCACTAGAAAGACCTGAGTGGTGGCCTGAAAACTTTTGGAATGGTGATGAAGAAAAACCTGACCTAGAAGGAATGGCTAAGTCTTGGAAAGATCTACGTAAACAAATCTCACAAGGCAAACATAAAGCACCAGCAGATGGCAAATATGATACATCTGCATTTGGTAATACTCCTGATGATGATCCATTAAGACAGCATGTTTTAAATTGGGCAAAAGATTATGGAGTCAGTCAATCTGCATTAGATGATTTGGTTGGCCAAGTAGTTGAAATGGGAGCTAACACACAGCAAGAAGCTGAAGTTAATATCAAAGAAGAAATGCAAATGCTTGGACCTAATGCTCAAGCACGTATTGACAGCACATCAAAGTGGCTTAATGGTTTACATAGCAAAGGTGTATTGTCAGAAGATGACTTAGAAGAAGCTAGATACATGGGTGGTACTGCCAGAGGAATATCTATCTTTGAAAAGCTACGTGGTGCGTTTGAAGGACGTGTGCCAGTTGAGACAACTCCCGTAGAAGGAACTCCATCTAAGGAAGAGTTAGAGCAATTAGTTGCAGATCCAAAATATCAAACAGATCCCGCATATCGTCAAAAAGTGGAACGAGCATTCCAACAAGTCTACGGCTAATCTAGCCTTGTATTAATAGGCTTTATATGGTAGCATTCTATGTAAGGCCTATTACATATTCATGTAACCCTTAACGCAAGTAACCTTGTCGTTTGGCTATCGTAAATAGCAAGCACTGGCCCAGTTTCACTGGCATACCACAGCGATTAATACTTTTTTATTAATTACTATAAGGAGT